GTAGCGGCTGATACTGCTAAGTTCATTGCCGGTGGTGGTAAGATCGACGTGCTTAACTTGGAGCTAGACCCCAAGGTTGCGCTGGAACTGAGTGAGGCTTTACCTAAAGACGTTAAGGAGCTACTGAAGAAAGGGGACTTAAAAGCCGCATTACAGTCCCTTGCAAAAAGCACTAAGAGTAAGCGCGTCAAGCAGATAGCTAGAGCGTTGTCTGAGAACACTGGCACCACCAAAATAGAATTGGCTAATGAAGCTAGTCTAAAAGACAAAGGGTACGAAATCGGAGATGAGGGTAACGTAGCAGGTTTGTTCGATCCTAGGATCAACACTGTAATACTTAACTCTAACATGCCTCTGACCATACATGCGCTACTGCATGAGACTACGCACGCTACTACGCTTAATCAATTAAAGAACAAATCTCACCCAGCAACTAAGCAGTTGGAGAAGTTGTATAAAGACGTTAAGCCGTATTTAGATACAGCGTACGGTGCAGAGAACCTTAACGAGTTCATAGCTGAAGCGTTTAGTAACCCTGTGTTCCAGCGTAAGCTAGCCTCTATCAACCCTAAAGGCGAGGATATAAGTGCCTTGGAGCGGTTCTATCGTGCAGTCACTAACTATGTACGAAGACTTATCGGCATGGACACTAAGCCTGTAGGCTCTGCGCTAGACGAAGCTGATGCGGCTATTATAGCGATGCTGTCTCCCAACATGGCTACAAGCAATGATCCTGTTATGAACATGGTGTCTACTCAAGACGGAGTAAGAAAAGTACTTAACGACATGACAGACATACAGAAGCGTTTGTCCGAAGGCCCAAAGAAATCTTTCCTTGAAGGTGCTACAGACTTTTTAAACGGCACTGCGGATAGGACAGCTAAAGACTTCTTACTGAGACTAACTGGTTCGCAAGCATTAGGCGACGTAGCAAGAAACAATGGTTTCGGGCAGTTAGGGTTAAACCTAGACAAGCTATTTGGAGATCAACGAGGCAACATACAAAAATCTGACGAGAAGATAAATAAAGTATTAGAGGCTTATGATGCGTGGGCTAAGAAGAACTTAGAACAGAAGCAGTTGCTAGATAACATTATATATAGCCAAGAGCATGGCGCTACTATTTATCAGGTAGACCCTACTCTTACCCGCGCAGAAGCTAAAAAGAGATACGGTAACCAGACTGCTCAAGACGACAGGAACCTATTTGAAGTATGGGAAGCTAATCAAGATCAATGGAAGAAATTAAATGATGGCGGTAGAAAGCAGTTTACCGAGTTACGTAATACCTATAAACGTATGCACGAAGACCTCGTGGCTGTTATCAATCGTGAGATTGACGAGATAGGTGACGGCAAAGACAACGCTTCTAAAATAAAACTAAAGAAGCAGATGAACGAGCGTCTGATCTCATCTAACACTATGGAAGTATATTTTCCGTTGGTTCGTCAGGGTAACTACAAGTTGTCGTATGCAACTAAGATTAAAAACGACGATGGTACTTTTAGAGAAGAATCAGTATTCCTTATGTTTGAGACTGAGGGAGCACGGGACAGTGCGGCTAAGGAAGTAAAGAACGATGCCCTTACCGTTGCTGACACAGTAGAATCTTACGAGGGTGATACCAAAGCATCTAGCTACAGAAGTCCTCCCGCCGGTTCTTTCGTTGCTGACGTGTTAGATGTTATCGCTGCTAGCGTACCCAAAGATAAGCGAGGGGAAGTACAGGAGCAAGTAATGCGACTGTTTATTGAGACACTACCCGAAACTTCTTTTGCTAAGTCTCTACAACGACGTAAGAACACGTTAGGTTACATACAAGACGCTCGCTTAGGTATGCAGACTAAAGGCTTTGATCTAGGTGCCCAGATAGAGAAGATGCGTTATGGCGGTGAGATACGTGCAGTTGAGAAGGCTATAGACCTGAAGCATGGAGAAGGCGCTCCCGAGGGTGTTAACAAAAATACGTTTAATCTGGTTAAAAGAGAGCTAGACAGGCGTGCTAAGTTTGCCCGTGAAGGAGCCACTAACAAAGGCCCAGAGCAGTACTACCAACGTGCTAACCAGACAGCCTTTATATACACCATTGGTTTTAACGCCTCGTCCGCACTTGTTAACTTGTCTCAAATACCCCTAGTGGTGCTGCCGTACCTTACAAGTAAATTTAATGCTAAAGATGCTTCTGTAGCCTTGGGTAGAGCAGGTAAGTTTGTAACTTCCTCTAAAATATCTATCGACGAATACTACGACATCAAAGAAGTTAGCACGACAGATGCGGATGGCGTGGTAAGTCGAAAGGACGTATACACTCTTAAAGCAGGCCAAGAAAAGAAAATACGGGATACCTCTGCTACTAAAGCGGAAGCTGACGCGAAGATAAAATACTTCAACCGCATGATACCTTTGGTACAAAGGGCTAAGAACGGGGGTCAGATACATCACTCTACAATAGCTGATCAGTTAGGCGTAAACGATGCGGGACGACAAAAGAATAAGAACCCTGCGCTTAGATTCCTAGATGGTACGTCTGCTTTGTCCGCTGTAATGTTCAACGCAGCAGAAAGATTTAACCGTCAAGTTACCCTAACGATGTCTTACGACCTTACTCTAAACAAGCTAGATGCTATGCACGAAGCTAAGGGTGATAAGAGGTTCTACAGTGCAGTGCAGGCCAAGTTCATAGACGTACCTAGTAGTTCTGAAGCGCGTATGGAATTAGCAGTAGCTGAAGCCGTGTACTTTGCACAGGAAACAAACGGTGGTTCTGTACTAGAAACTGCGGCAGGTTACTCACAGCAGGGTATCGGTCGTGTGGCGCTGATGTATAAGAGTTATGGCCTACAGATGTACTACACCATGATTAAGTCTGCCATACTAGCGGGAGACAATATGTTCGCTAAAGATGCTGAAGGAAAGGAACTACGTAACATGGCGCTTAAACAGGCTATGGGGGTTCACTTATCCGCGTTGTTCTTTGCTGGGGTGCAAGGACTACCGTTATACGGTATGGTCAGCATGATATGGAACATGTTCTTAGATAACGAGGAGGACGATGCTCGCACCATAACACGTAAGTACCTAGGTGAAGGTTGGTACAAAGGCGGGTTAACTGCGCTTACGGGTACAGATGTAGCCTCGCGTGTTAGCCTAAGTAACTTGTTGTTGCAGGAGAACAGGTTTAACAAAGACCCTTCTCTGGAAGAAAGCCTAGGATTCTACTTGGGTGGCCCTGCATTGAGTACAGGCACTAGGCTCAAACGCGCCTATGATGACTTCAACTCAAGCGAGTACGGTAGCTTTGAGCGTGGTATGGAAAGCCTTATGCCCGCTGGCCTTACTAATGCTTACCGTAGCACAGTTGGACGTTACGCAAGAGAAGGTGGTATACGGTCTAGGAGAAAAGACCCTATATATGATGACATGACTGTCGGTGATTTCGCGGCTCAGGCTCTAGGATTCCCCCCTGCGGAATACACTTACCGTCAAGAAGTATCTGGTAGGAACAAAGGCGTAGAGAAAGCAGTTACAGAGAAGCGTTCCATGCTAGCCAAGAAGTTCTATGTAGCACAGCGCATGGGTGACCATGAGGTTATGGCAGAGGTACTGAAAGATATTAGTACCCATAACAAGCGTCACCCTACTGCGGCACTGACGGGGGAGCAAATAACCAAGTCAGTTAAATCTCATATGGCTACGTCAGCCAAGATGCACAATGGGGTTACGGTAAATCCTATAATGAAGTTCGCTATAGAGAGAAGTAACAGGGAATACAACAAGGGCTACTAATAAAAACCCCCCTGTCGCCTCGGAAACGAGCAGGGGGGTAGAGAGGTAAAACCATAGTGAGTAAGGGGAGTGGCCCACTACGTCCAATATAGTATCATATAGTCCGCCAGATACGAATACCTAATTTACCATTTTCTATGGCTATCTTTGTCTTTACTTGCCATTTCTTACGTTTAAACAGTGTTACGACCTGATCCTTAGCTTTCTGCGTGTTTAAACACGGTACGAAGAGGGACGCTCCAACGTGCATACCCTCCCAGTTAACTATAATACGTATCCCGTCGGGATGTAGGTCATCAACCATTAACATGTTACACCTTCACATCTGCCGCAGAACAGTCTATGGATATAACGTGAGTTAGTGGTAGGTAAGTAGTAGTACCTTTAGTCAACCGCACCTTAGTAGTTTTAGCTCCAGACTTATCTTTCAGTTCTTGAATAAACGCTGAATAATTTATCTGTTGCCTACCGCACCACGTTTTAAGGGGTTTAGGTATTAAGTAAGCTATCTTCGTATCAGTCTCGTAACGCCCTACTAACCTAATTCTAGGGTCTAATTCTGGTATGACTAACGCATCTAGCCCGTTGTTCTGTGCCTTACGTAAGTCGTCGGTGCTTTTGATTTTAAGTATGCTACCCCAGTTCTCATGGAAGTAGTCGTTTAAAGTATCTAGTGCAGAACAGTTCATACCGGCCACATTGTCCTTATTCTCTCTCAATAGTTTAATTATGTACTTAAACAACTTATTTGTATCGTAGTCTACTAGCCCTAGCTTCTTAGCTATGAGTACACCCGTAAGGGTAGAAGCCCCACCCGCTGACCAGAATCGGTTCTCTGCGGTAAGCTGTGCCGCCTTATCTATCTTGGCCCGTACCTTCTCCAGTAAATCCTTAACACTGTCTATGTTAGCTATAACGTACTGCATGTACACTTTACCTGCGTGCCCGTATATAGTTTCTGCATTGATTGCGTGTATGTCTGTTAAGTACTTAGTTTTACTTTGGTCGAACAACCTAACTGCTTTAGTCTCCATCATCCGTTGGGCTTCCGCTTTCGGCATAGCCTTGTACAGACTGACTTTCTCGATAGCACTACAGTTGCCTGTGGTAACGGACAGTAGCTTCCAAGGTTTACCTCTAGCGCGTTCGGTATTATTACCCCCACTAGTCATACGGTTCCTCTGTTTACCACTGGATATTTGGTATATAAGCGACGATAAATCCTCACCTTTAAGTTCAGTAAGTTCGTCAATGTACAGGGGTAGGTTTTGGTATACCTCACTGCGGTTCATCCTAGAGTGTTGAGTATCATCTTCTCCCAGTACTAGGGCTTTAGGGCTACCCCATATAGACGCGCCTACGTTCATGGCGGTGGTCTTACCTACGCCGCTCTCCTTACTATGTACGTGAAACCCTGCACAAGAAACGGGGGACAGGGCCATAAGGGGGGAACCAAACCCTGTGCCTACTATGTATTGATGCAGTTCAAACCCATCACGGTTGTAAAAGTTGGCCGTATCTATCCAACCCTGCAAAGTGCCTTTAGGTTCAAATGCGTGAAACAACCCCACTGTCGGGGTAGAGGGAGGATTGTCGCCAATACGATCAGCAAATACTTCTTCATTGCCTAACACAAAGGACTTAAAGTCATCCCCAGTCCACCCAAACTGCCTACGTGCTTCTGTTGCTACTCCCGTAGCCTGTAACTCGTTTACCCAAGTTGTCATGTAAGTCATAAGTTCATCCATTCGTGAGACGGCCACACCATGCATGGACATCTGTTTCCGTAATTCTTCTTTTGAAGTAACCGCTGTAAGGGGAATAGTAAACTCTCTAACCCCGTCTTTGGGCAAGTGCAATCTAACGACCACTGCTTCGCCCATCTCTACATCTGATATGCGTTTAACTATGTACAGGTCATTGTGGTACACCACCTTCTCATCTGTATCGCCTTCGGCATTGGTAGTACGCATATACACCCCACCATTGGTACCCCTAAAGAATGGCCTAGGGTACGGCGGAATCACATAGGTAGTAGTAATAGGTGAGTCAGGTAAGTCCATCTCAGGTACTTCTACTATGTTATCTTCTGCGGTAGCTTCTATCACGCTACTACCTAGCACTATAGGAGACTTTACCTTGCCCCAGTTCGGGCAGTCAGAACATACATCGGGGTTAAACTCGTCGAAAGACGTACACTTGTATGGGCCTTTGATTAGCTCCATCTTCTCTACGGTAGCCTGCTCAGAGTAACCCTCGTGGTTCTTAGATATGTTGCGTGCCGCTGACTCAGAGTCAACACAGAACTTAGCTATAGATAGCCCCGCTCTCCACATAGGCTCACTGCAATTCTCTTGGTCTTGCCATATGGTGCGTAGTTGCTCACAGCCAGTACCGTTCATAGTCTTAGCTATGATGTCTTTAAATTTGTTTTGCCTGTTACCGATCAGTGCGTTCATCACAGCATTGCTACCGGCAGGAGCCATTATCTTAGGAACTGGTATCAGTCCGCCTCCCAACAAGGTCGAGAACTTATCAAAGTCTACGTTGTCAGGGTAATCATCTGCTAAGAACTCAACAGCAGATGGGGGGTCAGTCTTATAGTTATGCGTGGTTGGTACTCGCAGTACCCTAGCGGCATCGGCAGTGACAGAGGGGTCAGCCAGTAGCCCGTGTTCAGCACATAACTTCTTTAGACGTTCTGCTACAGGTAGCCAGTCGTTCAACTCTATCGACTCCGAAAGGAACCAATACGCGTGTATGCCACGTCCAGAGTTAACTAGCTTGGGCTTCGGTAGTGATAATGTCTTACAGAACCCTTGTAGTGCCACAAGAGCTGTATCTTGATCTGGATAGTCTTTGGTAGCCCCACAATCTAAATCGAGAAAGAAAGACTTCAGATGATGCACGTTAGCTACTTTACGTGAGTTCGGTTCTTTGAACGTGCCTAGAGCGAAGTATGCGTCATACCCCTTGTTATCTAGGTCGCGTGCGGCATCGGCCATATCCCCCACGGAGGTGTAAAACTTCTGTATCCTCCGATCATCTTTTGTACGAAAAGAGAACAAGCAGTAATGCCCGTCTTCCCCCAATACCCTCCTTAAAAAATCTTCTGTTTTCATAAATAGTACCTAATTCCGAGAGGTACCATAGCAGGGGCGCTTACACGCCCTTTTCGGTAGTCATCCTAGCTATGGGTGTAGTTGTTACAGTGGGAGACTATTAGTCGTCCCAGTCGGCTACTATATCAGCCAGTGCATCGTCAGATGCTTTCGGTGCAGGAGCTTTCTTCTTAACTACTTTCTTTGGCTCCTCGACTTGCGCGGGTTCATCATCCCCAAACAGGTCGTCTGTTACTGCTTCCGTAGGGGCGGCAGGTGCGGCAGGTGCTACTACTTCAAAAGGATTCTCTTCTGCGGAGAACTGAAACCCACCTTCTACTGCGCCAAACGGGGATGCGGCTTCCATAGGTACGTACTTGATAACCTGTACGGCACGTAGTCTAAGGGATACACCCGCTTCACGCATGTAGTAGGGAGTAAAGGTTACTGCTACGTTAACAGTACTACCCGTGGTAAGCATGAAGTCGTCTGGTAGTTTAACGCCTTTACTATCGTACTGTACAGGCTTAAACGTAGCGTCTTTACCGTACGCCCCTTTCAAAGATGCCTTGTACGTATAAGTACCATCTTCTTCTTTCTTGAAAGGCATGTCAAACTTGTCAGGCCATCCCTTCTCTTTCTTGGCTTCGTATGCGGTAACCATTGATACAAAGAGAGCCTTAGCTTGGTCTTTAGTCATACGGAAACGAGTCTCGTACTTAGCACCTTCGTCAAACGCGTCACACGGAACCGTGCGGTTTTCTGCATTGTCGAACTTGTAAGTCTTATTGATACGAGGCCATAGGGCTTCTACGTCATTGATAAGGTATTGATTATTTGTAGCCATGTTATAAATCCTAATTAATTAGTTTGCATTTAACTCGAAACCTTCCACCACACTAAACGGAGACACAGGTTCACTTGTTGTGGGGATAGACATAGTGATAGCCCGAATAGTATCTTCGTGGTCAATCATGGCCGAAACCCTTGTAAGCGTGTCTTCATCTAAGCGGTCTACCGGCTTAAAGCAAAGTTTTGGTACCGCGCTATCCTCATCAAAGTAAATCTTGGTGATGATAGTAACTACAGGAGTATCATGTTTAGCGAGTAACCGAGCATAGTGTTGCATACCCTTATCACCACTATTAGTACTGCCGAATATAGACGTGGCAGGTATCTGTAACTGATACACTTCTTCAGGTTTATCCTGAAATACAACTGCTAGTCGTTGTGAGAACCGACAAGCCCTACCCCCATAAGAACCTGAACCTCTTATATTTTGAGGACAATCCATACAACGCGCAGACTGCCGTTGCTCTTGGGGTACTTCTCTAGCTGGTAACTGCGTGTCAGGTGACCAACACGTAGGTACCGCAACCCTATTGGGGTCATACGCATCGCCATAGTAAGCGCGAGATACTGGGGCGGCATTAACTATCACCACATCCATATAACCTAAATCCCTAGTAACTTCCTCACCGTCAGCTATAACGTGAAACTTACCACCACGTATACTGATTCGGCGTAGTCCGTTGCTACTCATCAGGCGTCATCATCCAAATCTAACTCTAGCTGTTCGTGCATAGAGATTTCAGTTAGATAGTCTTCTTCGGGTGTATGCGCACTGTTCAAAAGTGCCGCTTCAACTTCAGGTAACTTGAAACGATAGGTTGGCCCCACTTTAATATATGTATCGGTGGGAATCTTGTTATTACGTAACCATGCACGGACGGTAGATATAGATACCGAGAAGTGCTTCGCTACATTTTCAATAGGTACAAATGCTACTGACATTACTTCCTCCTTACTGAGACTACATACTCTGAGTCTACGTTAAGCCCTTTAGGTACGAGGGCGGGGTTTTCTTCTAGGAACTGCTTCATGTTCGTTTGGTTGAGTCGCTTATCAAGTAACTCAGGTGCCCCATGCTCTAATATAAACTCGTGCATGTTGCTCCAATCGCTAGTCCAATACCTAGTCTTAGCAGATCGGTAAAACAATCCTGCTGAAGTCTTCACACTATCGACGCCCTGATCTTTACAGTATCCAAGTAAGGCTTTCTTAACCTTGTCTAACTGTTCAGACAGCTTGCCGTCTTCTTCTTTAAATTCCGCAGAAAGTTCCGAACGCTTATCTTTTATCTTTAGATAAACCTTAGTCAACTGTTCAGCGGTAGTATTACTTTCACTCATTACACGCTCCTTTACTAACGGGACGTTCACTTTATTAGCTTATCGTTAGCTAGTCAAGTATTTCTTTGTAAAGATCAATCATCTTTGTGTGAATGTCTATTCTGTTATCTAGCAGTGCGTAAACACGTTTCTCTGCGTGCGACCCCTGTAGCTGCACGACGGTACATTTGTGATCTTGTCCTGATCTGTGTACACGAGCGTTTGCTTGAGCGTATGTCTCCAACGAACTTGTCGGTGCCCACCACACTACTGTGTTAGCCGCAGTCAATGTAACTCCGTGCGCGGCTGACTGTGGTTGTATAACTAACACGCGAGGGTTATCGGCTTCTTGGAACCGTTTAAATATCTCCGTACGTTTACCTGCACTCACATCCCCACGGATAACTTCTGTCGATATATTATCTTCTCGTAGATTGGCGGTAAGCATGTCTATAGTGTGCTTGAATGGTACAAACACTAATACTTTCTTACTCGACTCGTCTATTACTTCACGTAGTACCTTGTAGCGTGGGGATATATCGAACTCTACTGCGTCCCCCTTGTCGGTATACACTGCACCTGCGGATATTTGCAGTAGCTTGTTCATACCGACCGCCGCGTTAACTGCTGTGACTTGTTCTCCTGCCGCCTCCATAACCATCTTGTTCTTCAGTTCTTTGTAGTACTTCAACTGCTGTCGGGTAAGCGGTACTTCTCTTTTGGTGTACACCATAGGTGGTAGGTCAAGGCACTCGTCTTTGGTAAACCGTATAGCCGGTTGCAGTATCCTATGCACGGTTGTCGTGGCATCTTCTTTCGGCACCCACTTAAAGTTTGTAACCTTTCTCATCACTTGGTCGCGGAACGAACCAAAGAATCTAGGCACGCCCTTGGGATTAACGAGTTTAGCTATGCCATACGCATCGGTAGGACTTTGCGCGGCGGGAGTACCTGTCATCATCCATAGCCATGTGCTTGGCCCGATTAACTTATTTAAGGTCTTCCATCGCTTTGTCTGAGGGTTCTTGTAGTGAGTAGCTTCATCCACAATGATAAGGTCAAACCCTCCGTTGGCTACTGCGTCCGCTACAATCTCTACCCCGTCATAATTTATTATCACGTACTCAGCATCGCCTTCTATTATCTTTGCGCGTTTAGCCTTAGCTCCATATGCCACGTCTACTTTACGGTGCATGGCAAAACTAAACAGGTCATTGCGCCATGCGGAATCCATGATAGATAGAGGGCATATAACTAACACTCGACGTATTACCCCCTGCTTCATAAGGTAGTCAGACGCCCATATAGCACTGGCTGTCTTGCCTGTACCCTGCTCGTTGAAACAAAAGCTCTTACGGTTTAACGTGAAAAAACTAGCAGTGGTCTTCTGATGATCGAACGGTGTGTACTTACCCGTCCATTCATACTTAGATTCTATTGGGGAGGGCGCGTTGATATTCATGTTACGCAACACCTGCGTTTCTTCTAACCCCCAGTTAACAAGTACTTGGTTGTTTGGTAGTTCCCTACTCTTTGGTATTACCGATGTAACCTTTGCGGGGTTACGTAGCGTAAGTAATAACGCCTTATTATCTACTATCTTCATTTATCGCTCCGATACGAAATAGCATGAAGTGGGTGTCCACGTCACGCGAAAAAATTTAGTAGCCCTGCTTCGTCCACGGATAGGGCTAAGTCCGCATTATGATTCTCATTAGGACTACTCGATTTTATGCCGCATATCTATTGGGGAGCAATAGCGCCGTAAGGAACGGCACGACATCATTTAAAGACGCATCAAGCACGCGTCAACCCATACCAATAGGGAGTTCTTTACTTAGGCTTTCTACTGCCTTTCTTTTTGTAGTTCCGACTACGATTAGTAGAGCTATCCTCTACTGTAACACCGTCTTTGTTGCTTCCGCCATTGACCAAGGCTTTCTTATGACTAACGTCTTTACCTTCACGCTTGTCAGCCTTACCGTTACCATTGGCATCTGCGCCTTCTCTATCCATCTTACGTCTGGCGCGTTGCCGCTCCATTCTACGTTCAAACGTGTCACTGCCTACGGGGGCGTTGACCTGCTTCTTTCTTTTCTTACGCATTAGTTTCTCCCATTGTGTACGCACTCTGTAACAATACAGTGCCTACGACATAACCCACTTTGGTGTGCATTCCACACATTGTTTTCAAAGGCTTGCTCCATACGGCTATAGTCTGACAGCCACTTCTTCCATAGCCTAGGCTCTTCCGGCTTGGAGTAGTCTTCCTTTATTAACTCCCCGCATACCACAAACAACAACCCACCCTTCACTTTCTCTAGGTCGGGGAACATCTTAAACATGCTCATAGCCATCAGTTCTAACTGACCTTTATCAGCGTACCTAGTATTTTTACTTGTCTTGTAGTCTACCACATAAGCTGTTTTGGTGCGTTTGTTCATAATAACTAAGTCAGCTATGCCACGCCACCAAACATCGTCAGCAAAGAATTCGCAAGGCTCAAGGTTTTCGGTAAGCCCCATCTTCATCTCACATATCTTCTCGCCTTCCATGCCATTCAGTACATCAAGTACATCTTTACAGTAGTTGTATTCAGGGGGTAACGGCTTACCATCCCTAATGTATTCCTCTGCGGCTAGGTGTACGGCAGTGCCATATAGCATGGCTTCTGTCTCAGATTCCCTGTAATCCTTGGCAATCTTTAGATGGTAGAACTTCTTAGGACACTGTTCAAAAGATTTAATCTTTGAGAACGACCACGGGGCAATGCTCATCGTAACCTCCGCGAATAAGATCGGCGGCGATCAAGTTTAACTATACTGTCGCAATGCCTAGACCAAAATATATCATCAGTCACTACAAAGCCTTTCGGTGCCTCCTCTAATTTAAACTGTAAGTTAGGAAATTTTTCATCTGCGAAATATTCCATAACCCCTTCAGCCATTTCTTTGTTAGTGTACATACCATCCACGTAATGCGTACCTAAAAATAAGATTATATATCTACTCATTAATGTTTCTCCGCATACATACTACATACTAGGTTAAGTTCATCCGCTAACGCACCGACTTGCGTTAGGTTTAGTTGTATCCGATCAACGTGCCTAGTCATACCTATTGTTTCACACTGCTCTATACATACTACTGGGTCGCCATCTATGGTTTCCCCCACAATGATACTCAGGTAATCCCCATGAGTTTCCGGTACGCCTGATGTAGGCTTAGGCCAATCAATCACTTTACCCATTGATGTACATCCCTAATCCGTACGTTACAGACCAACCTAGTAGGCCAATTAATACTACCAACTCTACCCTACGTATGACTACGGGGCGGAATAACCAATCCTTAACACCTCTTGGTGTGCGGGTACCGGCATCTTTTATAGCCTTGTCCGCAAACTTATGCGCTTCTTTCATAGCTTTTTCTATATCACTCATCCTGCCGCCTCCCCATAAGACTTACCTGTATCTGACTCACACGTTATAGGCAAGCCCTCTGCCCATGTAGAAGTAGTGCTCATGCAATCTTCTATGTACTGTTTGGCCTGACTAAGTTCGGTCTCTGGTACACAACATACCACGGAATCGTGAACCGTCAAAGCTACCTTGTATTTCTTAGCTATTGCTAACATCTGATCACCAATGATACATCTAGCTATCGCTTGGCATATGTTCTCTGCTACCTTACCACCATATATTCTGGTGTATCCACGGCGCGTTCTGTACTTAAACTCTGGGCCACGTTCACCCTGCTCATACTGTAAGTCGTCATAGCGCATCTTCAAGCCAGAGGGTAGTAATACCCAACCGTTACGCCCGTCTACCCCATACTTGATTATATCGTTGGGGCCAAAGCTACCTGAGTTACCACGCGACATCTCTATTAACATGTTCTGACATGCACGCCAGAAGTGGTTTATCTTCCAGTTGGCATCGCGGTAGATACTTACTACCCTACGTGCCTCCTCAACATCCATGTGAGTTCCGAACGATTGTAATTGATCTGCAAACCGAACTGCGCCCATACCATAACCGCAACCTAGGATTGTAGTCTTACCAACAAAGCGTTGCTCCTTGGTAACATCTTCTTCAGGTATGCCATATATCTTCGACGACATCTTTATGTAAACGTCTTCACCGTTCAGGAAAGCTAATACTAAATCATCCTGTCCCGCCAACCATGCTAGTACTCGGGCTTCAATCTGCGACGAGTCACAGTCAATAATCATGTAGCCTTCGGGGGCAAGCATACTGTTCTTTAACTTCTTACCATTAACACCACGGCTAGGTAGGTTTTGGATGTTGATCTTGTCATCGCCTCCCCACCTACCAGTGTGCGCCGCGTAGTATCTTACGGGTACCGGGAGCAGCCCACGTTTAGCTATACCTATAAACCTCTCAGTACGTGATTCCTCTAATGTGCTTTTGGTGCCTAATCGAGAGGTCACCAGTGCCTGTACACGCGAGTCATGGTGGCTAGCTAACGCCTTAAACTGTTCGTCGTTCTTGGCGAACGCGTAGGTCTGCTTACCCGTAGTAGGGCTAGTCTTCATAGGGGGTATAACACCTAGTCCTACAAGTAACTCAGCAAACTTAGGGTTGCTCATAAGTTCTTTCTTAGTTGCACCAGAGGACGTTATCAAGTCTTCTTTAATCTGCTTGGTATCTTCTAGGTGGTGCTCTAGTAGTCCCAAGTCCAACTCCAGTATAGGCTCCACAAACATACGCAAGGTGCAGTCTATGATGCGTAGCTCCCCCTTCGGGAACCCCTTACCCATGATGTTAAACAATCTATATGTTAACTCAACATCATTGATGCAGTAGTCCCCGTACCGACTTAGTTCTTCTTCGGTGAAATCTCCACGGCGCTTCCCGATAGCGTCGAGTACTTCCGTTCCCTTCGCTCCAATATTGTACCTTTGAGCAAGCGCAGAGAGAGAGCCGCCAACTTCGATCCCATGTAGAGCACGGGCAATGCACAGAGTATCGGCAAGGAGGCGAGGATGAACATCAAACAGCCAACTAAGAATGGCACCATCAAACAAAGTGTTGTGGCAAAGGAGAATAGAATTTTCCCAGTCGAAAGTTTGTAAGTATTGTCTAAGTTCTTCATGTGTTCCACTAGCCCACTCCGTTCCATCATTATTTACTTTTAACCCTATACCTATCACCTCAAAACGAGGGTCACGGATATAGGATTCCATTGTCATCTTACGTAAGGAAAAGTCTTTGTCATAATACGTTTCCAGATCAACCGTTATCAGGTTCATTTGTGGACACCCTTACCGTATCCTAATTCCTTCCCATCTTTCGCGTATAGTTCTGCACCTGTATCCAATATCCATCCACTACCTGTAATTCCATACCGTATGCGAAATACTCGTCCGTATTGAGACAGTCCTATAACCTCCCCGTCACTTGGATCAATAACAATCTGTATTATCCGTTCGTCAATCTTCACTTTCAACTCCTTCTATTAACTTGTTTAGGTACCACTGCGCTTTCTTTAAGTCCTCTAACGGCTTGTCCTTACGCTCGTACCTCCAAAGGTATTTCAGACAAGCACCTTTGCAGTACCCCTTGAATGCTTCGGGTGTCATAGACTCTTGTATGCCCTCAATGCATTCGACCTTGCCGTAGGTATAGTGGCTTGGGCTGTTTACCATGTCTTCTTCCACACCATTTGCCCACGCCTCTAACCCTGTCTTTTCTATAGCAGGTAGTTCTTCCTGTAACCGTTCCCAATCTTCTTTACTAGCCATACTATCCTCCGAGGATTAGTTCAATGTCATTCATGCTATCTTCATTAATTACGCACGCGATTCCGTACGCCTCGCTTATCTCTCTGAGATTCTTTTCCTGTAAAGCTGTTGGCATGTTCTTACCTGCCTTACACTCTATCCCAAAGAACTTACCGTTGTAGCATCCTACTATGTCAGGTACTCCGCTCTTACCGTATCCCCCAGTAGCAGGGAAAAAGTAGTAGCACCCTAACGCCTTTAACTGCTCAACTATCTTCTTCTTTACCTTCCCTTCCGGTGTCATCGCCATCTGCTTTGCCTCCATTTGATACCAGTTCATCGTGCCGCCTTGCCGCCCATGCACGGTCTTTGTCTCCTACTATCAGTGAGGCACCATAGGTCATTACACAGAAACCTACTATCAACACCACACCAAACAAACATGACAATATTTGACCTATCATAAACACCTCATTTCTCTACCCAAAAAGTATGTTCGTCAATACGCACACCGACACCTTCTACGTGTGTAGTTGGTGGGGTCGGGTCACATATCATAAGTACCGATAGCTTTTCTTCAAGCCATTGCGGTAGTCCTTTATCCAAATCATATATCCCCTCACATTCCGAGTCAACACAATTCATACCCAAACACGTTACCTCGATACTATTCTCATGGCCTAGTGATGATACGCGGTAAGTGTTGGGCATACTAAGTGGATCGTCCCATATCGTGTTACTGCGTGACATAGAAGACGGCCTCACTATGACGATACCCGACTTGTGGTATGAATGCGTCCTCCTCACATATCGACAGGGTAGACAGTTTACCTAACACCCCCTCTGGTAAGGTGTCCTCGTAGTAAGTAGCCCACTTTAGAGTAGCGTTTCTGGCAAGCCCACGAATATCTTCTATAGGACATACATCGAATGCTTGGTTACCTAATTTCTCATACACCCGCACGACACTTAAAGGTAGGTTACGATCTTCTTCTGCCTGATCCTTTACAGCCTTACCCGCACGTAGGGCAGTTAGGTTGTTAGCTAGGGACTTGTCCATGAACTCATACCCAGAATCCAACAGTAAGTACATCTCCTTTAGTATGGGGGCACATGCTTCCTCCATATTCTTATCCCAACTAGAACCAAACATATTACGCCATATATTTGAGTGCGCCTCAGATGAGGAACTCCGGTACCTATGCGCGGCGTCCTTGTACTTGTCAATACTAACAAGAGCCACCTCTTCATGGGAGAACCTGCGCAGGTACTTCTTTGCATTCTTTAGCCCGACATGAGCTAGGGTACTAACTTTCGTACGAAACCCCTCAGAGTAGTTGTCGTACTTGTTGTTCTGTATGTCCCTACTG